GATTACCCGAAGGATAACTACCTGACGGTACTGCTGTGTTGATTTCGTTATCTCTAGTAACAGAGTTTGCTTTAGATAATGTAACTACTGGCATGTTCCTCCCCCTTTCCTATCGTAAATGGCCGTTTTCGAGCCCAATTCCTCTATCTACCATCATTTGATCCCCAAGCGTGCATTCGCTTGATCCCACCAACCAGCATCTACAATCAATCCATTTATTGAAGCAAAGTCAAAAGCAAACTGGTTGTCTCGCATATCGTTGGCGAGTGAGTTCTCTAGTGCCTGTACACGCACTTCCAGCACCGTAAACCTCGTCTCAATCTCGCTTCTCGTCATGTGCAAGTTCTTGTCATTGACGTGTTTTTCGAAGTCTGAAACGGTAGTAAATGCAGTTGAGGGGATATTAACCGTAACGTTTGAAGCATTGCCAACTGCTACGTTTAATTGAAACTCGCGCGAAAATGGTCCAGCTGCAATGGGTGGTATGATATCTCCATTGCCACCTGCGTTAGCGTAAGCATAGAGTATTTCGCTACCATCCGGGTCTTGTGCATATAGTCCGATTTCGCAGGAGTAGATCCTATCCGTGATGTCGGTATTCTGAAAAACACCTTTGATATGCGCAGTTTGACCTGTCTGTGACATAGAACTGAGGGGTATATATCCGATAGGTTGTACTAAATCAGTTAAAGCCGTTGGGTCGCCTGAATATTGTCCCGATCCAATACGCATTCGTGTATAGACCAAAGGTTTTCCTGTTTGCGCTTTAGCGTAAAGAATCTGACCAAGCTGTGTTACCACCATTTGTCCATATAAGGCCACTCAATATCCCTCCTTAAATTACGCAGGACCAGCACAGCTGATCTCCACTGTGTCCCTTGTCGTAACGTTCATTCCAATGTAGTCCTTCCGATCCAGTTCCGACTCCCAGGATATAGTCAAGCTTACGCCAGCTGGCTTTGGAATGATGTAGCCCACGGTGACCAGCAATACGCTTTGAAGACCTAGTTCGCCACGTATGGTTGCTTTCATACTCATATTCTGGTTGTCTTTCAATTTCAATCTGGCATTCGGGAACAGGTCCGCCCACAACTCGTAGATTTGAGGAAGCGTACCTTCCCATTGATTCTGAGCGATCTTTGCTTTCAATGCGATGCGGTAATTTGAATCGTCCAATACCGGAGAGCTGCCATCTGCCAATTGAAAAGGCAGGTATCTCGACCTGCCCACCAAATCCCCCAGAGTATTCAACTGCACACCAACTGCCTGATCAACTGAAAAAGCAATGGGAATGTAATTAGCCACGGTTACCGCCGCGTCTTCTTTCTCTAGCATCGCTGTTAGCCAGCGCATAAACTTTTCTTTGTCCCAGTGCTGGGATGTGATTGGGTCAAGGTATTCCTGTATTGCCATCCTCGATCACCCCACGACATTAACTGTGATGTTTTCAATTGAGCCTCTTGCTGCTTCATAGAACGACAAGGAAATATCCATTGTTGCTTGTTCTTCCCCGAGGCGTGCGGCAGTCAAACTGGTTATGGAGAATGACGGGCTAGTTATTATTCTATTTGCTTGGAGTGCAGCCCCCCACAAACTCGATATAACCAAACCTGAGTTATTGAGCGCCAAGCTGTTAATAAAATCAGCAATATTGCTGGCGATTTCTTCTTGTGTCTCAGTAGTAAACCCACTCAACCTCTTCACTTGTACAACAACAACGATGTCTACATAGCTCTGTCGATAGAACCGGATGGTAGTAGGATCACCAAATTGGTCTACCACTTCAACAGCTGTCGTTCCGTTCGTATACGCCCCGGGTGTCTTCCTCCTGAAAATAGTCTCAGCTATTTCCTGATCGTCCCCACCCTCTACCACGGCCGTGACAGAATGTGGAGGGTGCCCCATTTCATTTTCCGCATCCGTGTCATTCTCGTACACCTGATACCGTGTAACACCAGTCAGGCCAGCTATGGCACCTTTCAAACCTTCCAGAACTGTGCGACTGGGTGTTGCCGTACTGATTGCCTGCCGGGATTTCAATTGTGGGTCACTTTCTCTATAACGTCCTTGTACAGCTGTTTGCGGATTGGTAACGCTTGTCCATCCCATCGTAGGTGTAACAATCCCTGTAATCGTATTGGGGTCTGCTTTAATAGGACCTGGTATCTGACAGGTAGCGGTGGTCGCATATGTTCCATCAGATCCGATTGTTACAGAAGCAGGTAAGGACCAATGATTGCCTGCATTATCTGACACAATGCCATCTTTAATCAGTGCCCCTGGCGTGCCGGATAGAACCACAGGTGATTTTGAAAACTGGTCTCCAAAACGCTTTATTCCATTGATACCCACAACCACATCTAATCCGGTACCGATCGCAGTAGCTGGCCCTCGGCTGTTGTAAACGGCTTGGCAGGTAAGGTAGGCGTCGTATAGCTTGCTGGCGAACTGAGAAATAAACTGATAGTCTTGGCTGTCATTTTCAAGGTACGTATCTTGCCCAAATATCTGTTTTGCCTGACTGATAAGATCGTCTCGAATATCAATGTACGAAGGCATGTGGTAGCCCTTCTCATCAATGAATGGCGCGAAGTAGGCCATCTTATCCCCCTTCCTTCCCTCCAAAACCTATGGTTATCGGTATGGTCTCGTCAAAGTCTGTTTCAACGTTGCACTGGAATGAATACGTTCGATTTTCATATGAGCTTTGAAAGTTCGTGATTTGTTTTACGTGTCGGGTCTCAATTATCCGGGCTTGAACCAGCAAATCAACGGCGTTCAAGTTATCTGGATGTCCTCTGGTTCCAAGAATGTTCTGAAAAAGTGGGAGTCCATCGTCTAGCTGCTCCCACCATTCACCCTGAAGTAGTTTTAATCGGGTATAAATCGCTTGAGCGACCGCAGCGGCTTTGGTCAAAAAGGGTCTCCCCATTGTGTAGTCGCCGCCATCCATTTGCCGATACCTCATGTGTCTACCTCACCGCCGCCCTTTATCCACATATCGTACTCTTCTTGTCGAGTGATATTTACACCGTTCACGCGAATGGAAGGAGCTACAAGGTCAATGACTCCTGGTTTCATGCGAATAAACTCGCTGCGGTCCTCATTTCGCAACTCCACATGTTTAGTCGAGAAATCTTTCAGTTTTCTTGGTTGGCTCCACAGTCCAGGTATTGCAATTGCGTCTGAAAGATCATGCCTTCGCTTTTCAATTTGATTTTGGATACCAGACATAGAAAACCAGGAATCAAAGCACATATCTGAAAAGACTATCAGGCACTCATCACCTTTTTTAACAGGGAACGTGAGAGCATATCCCCCGCCCCGTGGAAAAACAACCGGAACGTCCAGCAACGGCGGTATTTCTGTCCAAGCGTACTGCATGTTCTCTTGCTGCACATGTTCACGTAACGCAATTTGAACCTCTGCTGTTTGCGTCTCAGCATCAAACTTGCTGATAATGCCCGGTACACTGACGCGCATCCGGCTGAAAATGCTGTCCATTAAGGTGGTATAAAAATCTAAATCATTATTTGATAAACGCTCACTAACAGTAACGCCCATACGATCATCACCTCCACATGTTTACGGCAGTCGATGCCATCATGCCTGGTATCACGCCGCCTGCTTGAGATACACACTCGCATTCGGTATACCATGTATCTCCCCGGTTATCTCCGTTATGCCGTAAGCCAATAATGCGATAGATGCCCTCTGCATCAAGCCCGCGCCTCACCTGTCCGAACTGAACCACTTGTTCTTGAATTTGGCTGTTGTTGATTCGTACAAGCGAATTTATTTTCAATCGAGGATTGAGTAAACACTTAAAGTTCACTCCGAAATCAGTCTGTACAGGTGTGCCAATCAGTCCCGATTCTGGCGCTAAATCCACAATCTCATTTGGTGGGTAGTCCTTCGCTGTGATAATGTTCACTTTTCCATCTTCAAGGTAAAAAGTTGCTGTGTTCGACTGAGCGAGTTGTCGCAGGTAGTCTTTCGCCATGCCAAAAAACACTTTCCCGCGTGTGAGCTTCGATGATTGCAAGCTCTCGGTAATAGTGCCCTGTTGCGTCGGTATTCTCGCTTGGCTGGTTACTAGATCAATCTGATTACGGGCTGTCTGTCCCTTGGAAACGGAGCCGGTGACAAATCCAAAATTAAGGAAGCGGTCGCCGTCCATAGAATGCAGCGTTAATTTATAACTGACACCATCCTCACTCCCTCGAATCGGTTGAACAACGTCACCCTGAAAAATTAGCCCGTACTGTTCACCCTCGAATCCCGCCTCAACAATCACGGTATCTCCTTCGTCGATCACTTGGTTTTCTGTTTCTGCGTTCAAGTTGTATATCGTGACAGTAGAGACATTGGGCTGCGGCGTGAGCGTTTTTCTGATATCAAACACACATCGCAAATCAGAGACGTCCAGCGCGGTCCCTTTGCCGTTAGAGACGAGTACGCGATACCTTCGACCATACAGAACATTACCGACCTTCTGACTGTTCGCAACGATCCCATAGTTGGTGGATGGCAAGGTAATATCATTGATGAGATTCGCGGATTGCCCACCACTTCCATTACCACCCGATGTGCTGCTACTCGGTGCCGAAGTGGAAGGAGACCAGGAACCTCCTGCCCCGCCACCCGCGTACTTCTGGTATATCTTTAAGCGGCGTTCATAGTCCCGGTCTGGAATCTTTGGTCCAACGTAAATGAGCGAGAATTGCCGAAAGTCTCCTTTGGCTGCTTTCCAATTCCTCCCGATTACGCGAACTGCAGCTGCTGTAGCCAGAGCATCATCACTTAAAACAAGCCGGGTCTGTTCTTGGAGGGTGGATGGCCATGTCTTATTGAACCGGCTGGCAGCGTACTTGAATGAGTCTGTGTGCCACTTCGGCCACACCTGACCTGGGCCTAATGCATTCCCGTTATCTCCGGTTTTGTTGGTGAAATTGGTTTCCGCCTCAATCGTAGCGAGGACAATGTTTAAATCAACACCTTGTACCTGCGCCTCGTAGACCGCGAGGTTCTTAATGTTATCTGCCACCAACTCCACATCCTCTTCATTTGCTGAAAAGAAAAACGCCCCTAAAAGGAGCGTTGCGATTTTCAGTATTGAGTTTGTCATTTCTTCACAATATTAACGTCTGTATGATCATTACCGTCATATATCCTTAGATTTACATTTTGATCAGTTGTGATTGGAGATACATAAAACACAGCATTCAAATGAACTTCACGATTAGGTGGCAGTTCGAACTTGCCGAGAATCTTTCTGTACTGGACTTCAGCCGATCCGTCCATAATGTATTCTGGTTCCAATGCAAGAACATTCAGTTCGCTACCAGCGGGAATATATCTGGGAACCAGTGCAAAATTCTCCTTGCTGATTTCAATTTTCTCTTTACTGTTGTTTGAAATGATGATCGGTATAACCCAGAGATTTGCTTCTTTAATTCCATATTCATGAGTGATTCGGATTAATCCATCATCTCGGAATGGTGTATTCGTTTCTGTATACAACCTGTACGTAAAACCGTAATCAATTGTTTTGGGATTGATTCTTCGAATTGTTGCTTTGTTGTTCTCCAGGAAAGTTTTAAATTCATCAAAATTTGTTACTATACCTTTTTGATAAAGATAATCGCCCAATTCAGATATGCTTTTTATATTGTCTGGAATCTGAACATTAGCAGTTGATTGAGTTGGAGCAATAGAATTTGCATTAGCAGTAAAAGGAGAAAGGACAATGCAAGTGACTATTGCTAATGCCCAAAATATATTTTTCATATGAACACCACCATTTTTTCTGTATGCTATCATAAATAGTTTATACAAGTTTGTCGAAAACTGTAGGTTGTATAAAATACTTTTGAAATGTTCGCTGTATTATGTGCAAAAAGCGCTCCATAAAAGAGGAGTGCTTTTTGCATTCATGCTAAATTATCGGTCCAAAGAACAAAGTGGTCTTTGCCAAGAGAATTAAACGTTGGCATTGAATTGTCATTTGCGGAAGACAAAAGAACGGCGCTACCGATATTTAGATATTCGTGTTGAGCCAATAGGTTTGCTGCTGGATACTCACCTGGAAGCAATGGAATAGCGTCGACTAATCTTTCACCCGTGTCGTGATTAGCTATTGCCATATACCAATATCCTCCTGGTTCGTTATACGTTAGAGTAAAGCCTAGTGTTATGTTCTTGTCTCCAATTGGCAAGGTACAAACGAATTCTTGATTCATAGCAGGCGAAATTGGAAGAATTACGAATGCCAATAAATTCACCCTCCAAATAATTTGTCTACGCCCCATTGTTTTAAATTACTCTGATTTGTTATAGGCTCTAATTTCCCCTTGTTTGCCCGATCCGTCACAGCAGGTTTGCTGCTAATCTTAACAGTGCGTACCTGAGCGACGATGATCTCACGCAATGTGACTGTACAGCGTAAGCCATTCAACGTTGTAAAATCGTCTGGAGCTGTAATTTCCTCGATCAGCATGTTTTGATATAGCCCAAGCCTTGAATGGACTTGGATCGGCACCCGGATAGCTTGTAACTCCTGCAACACCTTAAAAGCCTGAACAGATCGACTCCAACCGCCAGTAAACTGCCCAGGTATCAGACTTGTTGCTGCATCCGACATACCTATCTCCATGGTGAGCTCTTTTGGCTCAAGATAAGAATGGTCCGTTAATGCTGCCCCCACCTGCACCGGATGCTCAGTAATTTTAAGACGGCTGGTGTGTGTCGACCGCAAAAACGCATCGAAGAACCAGCCGCCAATATTGGTTTTCAAATAGACAAGCGACGATATGGGAGGCGAATTAAGATCAAGAATAGGATTCTGTGCCATTCATCCACCTCCAAATTAGTAAGCGTTTCGCATTGATCGTATGTTGTAATCATTCCAAGATGCGTTTACTTCCTGAGCTGCTGCTCTAGGTTCAGTACTGTTAATGTTGAATACGGGATTGTTCGTGTTGTAAATTAGTTTCTGCTGGGATGAGGATGTCGTGTTGTACATGTAGCTGTTTGAGTACATTCCACTCGCCATAGCTTCGTACTGTTGGAATGCCTCCGGGTTTATCATCATCGCCATTCGAGTGAAACCATCGTTCAGGTCCTGGTTAAAGGTGCGGAAACCTTTCACAAGATCGGAATCATTCAATGCTTTTTTGAATGACGGTTCCAAGCCTTTTGGCAGATTGTTTACACTTGTCTCTATCCTAGAGTCTTGTGATTTATTCCCCTGCTCTCTTACGTCATATAACGCTGCTTTGGGTGGCCGTCTGAATCCTTTCGGACCCGCTTCTGGAGTATCATTGTCGTCCTCTTCCCCGAAAAAATCCTTCTTTGCCTGTGCCAGCAGTTCGTCATCACCTGTAATAAATGCCCTGGCTGACTTGAGAGAAAACGTGACAGCCTTGATTGTCTCGTTTATGGTTTGAAGAGCAAATTTCAGCTGTCCCTCCAAGTAATCGCCAATCCACGTTAGCACTTGTTTTGTTTCCTCAAGCCCGTACAGCTCGTCCACGAACTTTGATGCATCTTTGTATATTTCGGATAGCTCTTTGCCAAGACCAATTAACGACTCTTCAAGCCCGGATAGTGTGCCTTCTTCGTTCAAATCATCAAATACATCCCCAACCCACGAACCGAAATCTTTAATGATCTGAGTGGCCGTTCCGACGTTCGTTGCAATTCCTTCTTTGAAGTTATCTAATGTGCCATTGTCATCGAACTTTCTGTACAGGCGTTCTATCCATTCAAGCCCATTTTGTACACTAGTGCCTATCTTGCCAAAAACATCTTGTAGGTTTTCACCAAAACGTTTGATTGTCCCATCGTTCTTTAGCAAATCAACGAAATCCAATAGCCTTTTCCAGAAGGGACCAAAAGCACTTTCGCCACCTTCAAGGTAGGTATAAAAATCATCAAGTAACAGGAGGATGCTTGTAATCAAAGCAAAGGCGATACCAAGCGGCCCCGTTTTTAAAATGATGCCTAATCCGAGTAATGCCGCCCCAATTAGTTTGATGTCTTGTGGAATTTTCTCGCCCAGCTTAGAAAATATCCGGTATGCATCTGCACCAGCCTTTAGAAATGTAGCCCCAAGCCTGCCTATCCAACTTATGGCCTGTGCCACATTCTTTGTCCAGTGCGGCATGTCCTTAATGACTTTCTTGTTGATATCTTGAAGGGTGTTTTTGGTGCGCTTTAAAGGACCCTCCATGTACTTGAACAGATAGTACCCGATCCACTGGAGAGCGTAGCTGCCTGACAATTTCAATTGCTGGAACTCGAACTGAATGGACTGGATAAACTTGATTTGCTCCTTAAACTCTGCAGGTGGCCTGATGTCTTTTATCGTAGTCCGCAACGTCTTGAAATCGTTCATCAGCCCGGGATTTAGATACAAATCCTCAATAGTCACGCCCATGGCCTTTAGCGTTTTGTTGAGCTCTTCTGCAGCGTCCTTGGACATTCCCATCCTTCTTGCAAACTGTTCATTCGCTAGGTCTGCATTTGCCAAACTACTAAGAAAAGAGTAAATACCAGCGGTCGCGCCCACCATAGCCCCAGTAATCGCCGTGCCTGCGATGGCAAAACCCTTAGCAGCAGTACCAATGAACTTTTTTGCTCCATCTTCAACAGCCTGCATTGTATCTGATGCCTCTTGGAAAGAATCCTTGTCCACCTTCATGCCGAGAGAAACCAGATACTCTTTAATGACGTCAATCATCAGATCAACCCCCTCTGGCGCAGGTCGGCAAATTCTTCGGCTCTGCGTTTATTCTCTCGTTGCACCTCAAGTATCTCGTGAGCGTCGAGTAAGTCGTCTATATCGAACACATCTTGAACAATGTCACGATGTTTCCACATTCCAGCGACAACAGGAGCGAACAGAAACTCGTCTACGTTAATCAGTTGTGCTGGGACGAAATCAGGCCCGGGATTAAACCACTCAGGCCGCTGCCTTGAAAAAAACTTGTCACATTAAACACGAGGGCATGGACGGTGAGTGCCATGACGGTAGCAGTGTCATCTTCTAGGTCTTGGACACCAAATGTCCCGTTATCATGGAGAACTGGAGCTAAACCCGCGGGCAATGATTCATAACAAACGCGTAGAGCCTGTTCTTGCATGTAGTTAAAGTTTTCTTCTGAAATGTTACCCAGATGCTCAATGACGCCTGCGATATTGATACTTTCAAGGTCCATATCTTCTACTGTTTTAATATTTCGATTAGGTTTAATAGAAGAAAACAGTGGTGCCAGTATTGCAGTCATCTTGATAATCGCGAATGAGCCAGCTCTGGCCGGAAACTTCCGAATACGGAATTTCCGACCATTGATTTCCACGTCTTTGTGCTTAACTGGTGCTTGCATGGTTGTTCCTCCCCATTAAAAAAAAGAGCCCCTCGGCTCCCGTATTAGTGTTATTCAATTAAGCTACTGCCTGATCAATATCCGCAGCCATGAACACCCATGATACTTGTTGACCTTGTGCCTGAAACGGTCTGTCTGGCAACTTTTGAAACGATACTCCCGTTACCCTGATCAAATCCTGCATAGATGTTGATCGAATGGTTATTGCAGCTTTTGCCCACTCTGCTGTTGGTGCGTTTTCCAGATAGCTGAACAGTTTGATAAGCCACTTATGCAGATCAGAGGTTTGTTGGGCGGAAACTGTAATGTTGCCGTTGCGACCTTTGATTTTGGAGACCATGACAGAACCATCTGCAGATACATCATGTGTCGAACGGTCAGTTGCCATCGAGATAGAGATACTGCCCAGACCTGCACCAGTGGCTACGAATTGCCCCTTTGATGGGTGGGAAATAACCATGGAAACGTCGGCAAAACTATAAGTCGTGTGTGCCACTATCTATTCCTCCTTTCTTTCCTAGCGATTAACGATGACGCCAATTACAACGTGTTCATAAGCCCCGGCCAGTTTGACTGGTACATAAATAGCTGGTGCCTTTCGTGCTTCCCGTTCCTCTTGGGATTGGTCTGCAACCGATCCAGCGAGTACCAAATACCCTTTTGACAAGGTGTCGCCTCTCTCTAAAGTTAAAATAGGCTCAGCATTCCACACACCTGGTGCAATAGCCCCTCTGAGTACCGACTTTTCGCATTGTTCCTCGATCGCACTCATTAACAGAGTAGTACCATCATCTGTTTGTGTAATTTTCTTTGCCATTACAAGTGCGTTCGTCGCACCGATCTGAATTTCTGCTTTGAGCATATCCAGATTCAATACCTCATCGAAATGAACGCCGCTCGCCATTGTCCCCTGCACCAGCAATGTAAATTTCGGCCCATATTGCGTGTATGCATTTCCATTGAGCTTCAGGATATTAATTGCTTCTGTTGTAGAAAGAGGCTCAGGAGCAACCCCAACCAATGACTTGTAAGCAAGAGTATATGCTGAGTTAGCACCGCCTGTATTGGCACCCATTGCGTAGCCCATCATTGCCGCTGCAGCATGCGGTGTAGTGCTGAATAGTCCAATGGTCCGCTTGTACCCCTTATTTTTCAGGGTCTCCATGATGTTACCCGCCGTTCCTTCTTTTACATCCTCATCACTGGTTGTGTAGAAATAAGCAGATTCAGGTAACATAGCTTCCACAGCGCCCGCCACGGCTTCAATAACTGCCGAGGTAGCATTTACCACATAACAAGCATACCAATCGTTATTTGCCGCCCTGCAAGCCTCCACAGCCTCTTGTGCCGTCTCAGCATTACCATCTGTGTCATCCTGTCTGCCAATGACTACTTTGGATGGCTTTGGCGTCTGGCTGAAATAGAGGACAGCGGCAGCGTATTCGGGGTCTGTTTCCTTCCACCCCCCGGATTTCATGTCAGTGGTTCCAGAATAAATCCTTACCCTTTCTGACATGGGTATAACTTTTGACGTTCCTATGATCAGGCCAATGTCGAACGTCCCCGCACTTTGGGCCATGGGTGACACGGTGACATTAACCTTCACGATGTCATCAAGAGATTGCGCCAATCAAAACACCTGCCTTTCTTATCTATCAGGAATTACTTTTATTTCTGCGGATTCGATGTAGTTAACAGTGGAGCTCCGCACGACCTTTTCGTTAAAGTTAGCGGTAAAGGAGGTCCGTTCCCACCATTGCCCACCGAACAGTTCAGGCAGGCGAATTGGTGCAGGAACATTCGTAACCAGATGCAGCGGCGAGAATAGTAGTGGACTTCTGTATAAGGCCGCCCGCACCTTATCCGCATCATCAAAGCTGCTCGGTCCGTAGAACGTCCATTGCACTTGTAGAACACGGGTATAGCTTGATAACTGGTTCGCTGTTTTTTCGCTTGCTCGGGTATAACTCGTCTCTATCTGTTGCGAGTAAGGGTCATTTGCTATCGAGACAAGAATAAACCCGACATTATCAGTACGCTGCCACGCGGGCGCTCCTTCTGCCGGGTATCCTTTTCGAATACGTTTTTGATTTTCTTTCTTGCTCGGATCAAGACCAAGGATTTTGATTGTGCAGTCCCAAAAGATATCTTGAATCTCAGATAGCGAAAGTGCTTGATCTGCCATCTAATCACCCGCCATTCTTTCTCCAACTGCTTTGTAGTAACCATAGTCGACATACGGGAAAACACGCTTCACCCTGTAGCGCTCACCGCGCCATTCAATTTGATCTGATGTTCCTTCTTCCCTGGTTTCAAACAGCTCTTGAGTCGAATAGAAGCTCATCAGTCCAGTAACACGGTCGCCCTCTGGTAGCTGCTCCAGTGTTTTTGCATCAGCAACGGTGATAACGCCAGTTACCTTGACTGGCTTTTCATCAGAAGCTTTCCAGTCCCCTCTTACCCATTCACCTGATTGACGATGGACAGTGAATGGCTGCGCAAAATCAGGATCGGTAATCACTTCGCTAACATCGATCACATGTAGTCATCCTTCCTACTTCACAACGTACGTGATAGCTTTGCGGAGCTCGCCTTTATCGATCAACGGTTTATCGCTGCCTTTTCTTTCTTCGGTGATTGGAGAGTTGGGCGCCCAGTTATTCGCTGGATCAGTGAACCAACCTCGGGCAAAATTTTGACCCATCAGACCTGCCCGATGGAGTTCGGGTTCTGGGTCACCACCATCCAAGGCAACCTCGGATACCCTCCGCAATTGGTTAGCAATGGCTTCCTTGTTATGCTCAATGGCGGGTTCAATGACTGGCCGGGGAGGCGACCGCCAGAGGGGTGAACCATGTGTTTGAATCCACATTTGATAAGCCTGGCTATAAGTCATTTCGCCGCTTTCCACTTTAGGATTCATCTCGTCTCGCATTGCTTTCTGACGAATTCCATTCGTGTGGGCATAAAGCAGCTCGGCATTGGAAATAGGTTCACCACTGCCTCTTTGCCTTGACTCTCCTTCCGGAATCCCCACGTACACTTGCCTGTTTGCCAAGTCATCAATAATCTTTTTAATCTCGTTTGTTTTATCAATCCCAGTGGTCACTTGTCCAAAGAGGTTAAACATCTTCTTGCCCCCTTAGTAGACGTACATGCCGCCTTTGCCTACTATCCTACCGATGGTCGCCAGCTGCTGTCCGTAGGTGGTGAGCTTCCACGCTGCCCATCCATCCAGATCCTGAGCAATTACCGAGTAATCTGTACTTACTGACACGTCACCGACCGACTTGGATGTGGTCAATCCTCGCACCTGTCCAGCCTTCAGCACACCTGCAGCTCCGCTATCTGGATCAGCAGTACCTTGCAGATACAACGTGCAGAAGTGAGCAACAAACCACCCCATGGCGACAGTCCAATATGATCGCCAACGCGCTTCTTGGATGCTAGCGTTCGCCAGATCAATGTACATTTGCACAATAAGCTGTGGTATCACTAAAGTGCCCTCTGTATTCGGTCCAAACTGCGGATAGATAGCAATGAAGTCATCGAAAGTAAAAGGAGGGTTGCTCCCAGTCCTGATGTTGGAAGCAGCCCCCACGAGTCCTGCCGCGCTCAAGTTGCGATCATTAGCAATCGACATAATTGCTCACCTGCTTTATTGCTCTTGACCGAATTCTGCAGCAGCCTTCGCTTTTGCTTCGGCTTCTTTCAAGGCTTTCTCTTCTGCTTTTAACTCGGCTGCTGTCTTCGTTTTCGTTCCCGTTTCAGCTGCTTTTTCAGCCTGCTTGGTTTCCGTTACCGTGACGTCTCCTGCTTGGCTTGCCAGCTTGAACATCGTAGATTGTTTTACCCAGTCCGGTACCTCAGCGAAGTCTTTCGCACGTACCACCACGGCAGCTTCTTGTCCTGCCGGGTGGTCAAATTGAAGTGCTCTATTGGAGAAAATAAGCATCTTTTTCTGCCTCCTTAAATGCCGTCGCCGTAGCGAGCGCACTGAGTATAAAGAAATTTAACCTGACCAATTTGAGCTGCGTATCCAGTCAAATATGCAAAATCTTTTACGGACGATTCTGTCATAACGCGACTGAGCGGAACGGTCAGGTCAAAGTTTACACGGTCTTCGTCGTTGACGTATGCTAGCATCCGATCTGTGCCACCTGTACCTGCTCCAACGCACCAACGTGACGGCTCAATCACTAGATCGATTCCTTGGTTTTTAGCGATATTGTTATCCAGCAAGAATTGTAGGATAGAGATATTACCTGCCTCACTTACTTTCACGCCAACGAGGTATGCATATTGTTGTGGTGGAATTAGGATGTGATTCGCCATTCCAGTTAAATCGTATTCAGACTCGGCCCAGGTAGCCGTGATGATTGCATTAACATCTGTCAGAATTTCGTCTGGAGTTTTTTGGTTCCACTTGGTCTGTCCAGAGGCTCCAGCCCCCACAGCTGCTGCCGTAATGTTTGGATTATTAACAAGACCGTACACGCCTGCGCGAGGTACTCCTGTATAGACAATGTTATCAATGGACTTGTTGTAATTCAGGCGAATACCCTTGTCCAAAATGTCGTCGAGGCTTCGACCAATGTTTTGCATTTTCTGTTGATCGATGAACGGGACCTTTAAGATGTTTCCGAAATTGAACACTTGGTACACGTCTTTCGTTGCGTTAGCTTGCATGACCGGAATATCGTTGGTTGCGCCGCCGATAATGCCGTCTTCATTACCACCAGTTGTAGCGTAATCAACAAATTGATTGGATGTGAAGTCTACCCAACCACCGCCAGTTTTTGCAACAATATCCCTCATCCAAGTAACGCTGCTCAACGGCTCTAGCAGACGCTGATCGCGCTTCTCTAACTCCCCGACTAAGAATGCCATGCCGGTACCGATTGCAGCAGCGTCATTCATTCTCATAGATGGGCCAAGGCCATCAATCGTGTGGACTCTTCTTCCCATAGATGTATTCATGTACGTTTATCCCCCTCTTACGGATTGTTCCGCGACAGAATTGTGATTTCAGCAACCTTGTTTGCGTCGAGTTTTCCCGTTTTCCACTTAACCCCTGTCAGCTTGATCGTGTTTGCGCCGTCAGCTGCTGCCTCAAAACCACCAACTACACCATTAGGAATTGATGCGTTCTCTGTTATACGAAGGTACACAGCGCCCCCAGCTGTTGGCGTTCCTGCGTTACAAAGGACCGTAATTGAACCACGCTCAAGGACGTCACACGGTTGACCAGGCTTATAGGAAACTTGTTCAGAGAAGTAATCTGTACTTTGCTTTACTTCTCGTACAGCAACCCCAACGAATGCATCTGCTGTACCCTCTTCACCGAACTTCGAATAAGAATTGTTCCCGTTTAAAATGACCGCATCACCAAAGGCGATTGATTCTGTATCGGTATCTCGTACCAAGCGTGCTGTGATAATGGCATCGGCACTTCGCGAAACGGTACCGGGATATCCAAGGTTGAGAGATTTTCCAATTACTTTACCTGACATTCTTTATCCATCCTTTCTTACCGCTCAAATTAAGAACGGCTCTTGTAGTGTGGGTTATATTGCTTTGCAAGGTCCTGACCAAGACTAGCTATTTTCTGCTGACGGTCTTCTGCTTTTTTATCAGCCGTAGGTTTTCTCTGTTGAATTGCAGCATAGGTGCTTTTCCCTGACTTCTTCTTGTAAATGCTAGCAATTGCAGCATCAGTAGCTCGCTTTCGCTCTGCTACATCTGGAATAGCAGCGATAATGGGTCTAATTGCTTTCAGAGCTTCGATTTTTACCGCATTATCCGCAGTCAGCGCACTCTTTGGTCGGTCTTCCGGGTCAGAGATAGGGCCATCATCGTCCATGTTTTCCACCGGGATAGTGTGGCTCTCTTCTTCGTCGTCAGCAGCCTCAGATCCACTAGCCTTTTCGAGTTCTGCAATAGCATTGTCGATAGCATCCTCTGGATTCTCATCTTTGCTTGCGTTGCTTTGCACAAGTCCTGTAACGAGCTCGGTCAGCTTGGCTACTTGATCAGCCAGTGCAGCAACGGCAGGGTCTTGACTGTCAGCTGCTGGCGCGCTTGTTTGCTCAGGTAGTTCGTTATCCTCTGCACCCCTTTCCTCAACGAGGGCATCTACTGCCTCCTTGATTTCTTCTGGTTCAGCATCTTTTGCAAAGTGCTTCAAGCCGACTGCTGCAAGTAAATCAGTGATACGTGAACGTGATTGTGTTTTCTTTGGTAATGTGATCTTATTGGCTGTGTTTGCCATGCCTGTATCTCCTTTCGGATTTTGAGATTTTGAATCTTGTATTGCAACGCGGTCACCAGCCCTGCCGCTATGTACGACAGCGACATGATTCCCACAAATCTGTCGTTGATGGTATGTGCCATCTTCCATAGCCTCGTACACGCAATCGTAGCCGCATGAGACCTCCCGTTTACCTTCCTGTATCTCTTTGATCAGGTTGTGCTCATATACAACCAGATCAGCCAGCAGGAGGTCATCATCTGCGCCAGAACCTCGTCGCACATTCTGAATGACCCCTTTGGTGTACCGCAAAGCGTTGATGGGGGTAACTGGTTCGTTTGGATGCTCGTCCGTCAGGACTTTCCCCTCGAAACTTGCGATAGCCGCCGGGCTAAATACCTCTTCCGGGCTTCGGTACACCTTCACTAGCTCATCGTGTTTGTCTTCTGCGCCTATTTCTTTCCCCAGGTACTCATACCATCCAGTACGGGCAATCGGCACGTTGTGGCATATCAGGAAGCCTTCTGGCGTTTCCGTCATGTTTTTGCTAAACCGTGAACCGTAATATGCTCTTCTAATTGTTCTCACCCCCTCTCAGGCAATAAAAAAGAAGCCTGCTTTGCGGCTCTGCTTAAATGATCATTTCAAATTGTTTTCGCGTCATACGCTGGATACGCCCGCCATAGTACACTTTTGTAGGCCAAACTATCAAATCCAGATCAATGACAGGCTCGGCATAGCACCGGCAGTTGAAGATTTCCCCAGCATGGTAATGTCCATTTGTCCGGGTCTCACCATCCAGCTGTTCGGGACTAGGTGGATTGCTCCATTTGACTATTACACCGTCCATGATTGAATGCGAACTACGAACGCGTGAATCCTCGCTTGTCCTCCATACATACCAATCAGCTCCAACATAGTGACAGCGCGCCCGAGTCAATGCTGTAGATGTTTTGCTTACCTCTGTCCGAGCGATCAGGTTCGCCTTTGCTTGTGACGTCTCTGGAAAGAACTCCTTGATCTGCTTTGCAATCTCGCTAGACCGCGTTCCTTTCATTGCCTCGCGGAGTACGTGTTCATTGACCTGTTTGGCAATATCGAGTGGCAACGACTTGATTAGTGCTGCATTTCTCTCAGCCTGGAAGCGCAAGTCTGCACCAATCGAACCTTGCAGTTCCCTTTGTAGTGCCTGATTGATTAGGCGTCCTCTGCTATTCGTTCTAGCAGCCTGCCGCCATGTTCTCCCGGCATCGCTGAATAGGTGCGTTACCATTTTCGTGGCCTCAGCATTTGCATATTCCATAAACTTCGGGTTGTACGTGAATTTCCTGATTTGGCTAAGAATTTCGTTGACGTCTTCTAAATCGGTCAAAGACTCGCTTAAACTTTTCAAAGCCGCTTGAATCGCCTTGCGGTAAGCCTGCTCTATACGGCGTTTCGGCGCCCAAAGGGTTTTCGATTTCGTCGCCATATCCTAATTCACCACCAAACCCAAGCTCTCCCTGATGCGTACTTTTGTCTGCTTTCTCAATGTCATCGTCAGAGATATTGCTAAACATGCCAGTAGAATCGGACAGCTGCTTCAATTCCTTGAGGGCAATCTGCTGGCTGATGAGACCAGCGTTGTAAACCTCGATAATGGACTTTGTTTTCTTGTCAGCCAGCTCGGCTACTTCTTCATCATCAGGCGTCCTTATCGGATTGAATGTGTAGTCCAAATCGTCAGGGATAGCATCAAACTCAGACATACACATAATCGGTAAGAGCTTATCGAGGATCGGCCCCAGCGTGCTCTCTTGCTGCTGCTGGACCACCTCATAGTAGTTTTGCATATCGCTTTCGCCTGTCGAATTCATGCCAGCTGGTGACCTACCAAAGAGCTTGGTAACGGGAATCTGGCTTGCTCCAGAAATGTCGAGCATGAAACTTTCGTAGATGTCGTTTAACCCGGAAAAGGAATACTGATGTGTTTGAAACTCATCATTCTTCCCGATTAAATGCATTCCCATATTACTCATCAGCCAGTTTTGAGCCTGGATAGTGTTGTAGATATCCGTTTGCATACGCTGGTCTCCGATGGCAAGCATTTCACCCAAGTCCTCACTCTTCATCACCCGAAGATTCGCAAGGAAAATAAGCTGTGCAATATTCCAACTCGTATTGTCCCGTTTCTTCAACTCATCAAATACAACCTCGACTTCAGAAGCGCCCCAATACGTCTCTGCGATCTTTTCCCAATGCGGTAATTGACGACCAGAGAAGCGAAGAATGCGACTGTGATGGACCTGCATGGTTTGTCCAGCGTCCATGGTTACCTGATAGGACTCGGGAAGCCCAAACTCTACATCGTCGATATTGCTTACCAAGTCACCGTTTGGATACACACCGGACCAGCGATCAAGAATCATCAAGCCTTTAAACGATCCTGGCATGATCAAATCGAAGTCTAACGGTTGGTGCAGCATATCGTCGTGTCCATCGATCATGATCAGACCTACAGCGCCGCCGTATAAGCGTCCCCACTTGAGACCTTCCAGAATCTTTGACTTAATCCGCCGGACGCGCCACAGTTTCTCAAGCTTTCTGATTCTGTCGGGCTCCATCGTAGAAGTGATCGTGATCCAGTTACGAGTCATGTCCTCTGGGATAGCATCAATGATCTTTCGAATGATCCAGTGTTCACGGTAAAGGGTATTCAACAACTGATAGTTCTTGGATAACCGCGTTAGTGTGTAATCGGTGCCTTCCATGAGGTTTGGCGTTCCACTCCCCAGGCGGGCCAGTACATTGGAGAATGCGTCCATAGTCAGACCGGGCGGCATTTTTACAGCGGTCTTCTTGTGCTTCTGAGCTGGGGGCTGTCTTGCGTCCTTTGCAAACTTCCGTTTACGTCTACTCACTTTTCATCCTCCTTCCTTACCCTAGCAAGCGCCTAGGCTTGATGATTGTTTTCACGAAATACCTAATAGCATCCATACAGTGGTCAACTTGCTTTACTGGCTTTTCCTTGCCGCTTTGCCCTGCCTTCTCATCCCAAATGTAGCTAGCTCTTTCTTTCAAGAAGTTTGGACAATTACGGCGATGTACACGGAGATTTCGCTTAGACATCATGGTTGAGACATTGCGTATTCCGTCCTCAACGTCATTGTCAGCTTCCTTTACCCGATATCCGCGATTCCTAAGTGCTGTCTTAAAACTAGCAGCCGAAGGGTCAATAATCGAATAGAGAGGGGATTCATCCGAACCAACAAAATCATCGAAATCATCAGCGTACTGACTATCTTCCTTCTGGACACCTTTAGCTCGTCCATCGTAGTAGTATTCCTTCAAAATCCAGCAGGTCTCCCCATCATCCCAAACATCCAAGAAAACCATAGGATTGCTCGTCCCATAGTCAATAGTGATATAACGGCGGGCCAGCTGCTTGAATCCTGGTACCAGATCGTCATCGTCGAATGTGTTATCGTCATCATCCCACATGTCATAAATGATACCTTCAGCCAGCACCCACAGTCCGAGGATGTACCTCTTGAAAAAGATACCCCTATACGTACGCTTATACCGTTCTTTTGTCTTGGGTGAAAGAGACAGGTTGTCATCCATCGTAAAGTGGATGTGCACTGCATTTTTCTTCTCTAAATCGTCTAGCCACTCTAATTTAAACCAGTGAAACGGTCCAGCCGGGTTACAGTTAAACCAAAACTTCGCACCTTCAACTGAACAACGTGCAGTGGCTTGGCTTACAAAAGACTGCGGCATAAGCGCCACTTCATCGAAAAACATACCGGCAAGCGTAATACCCTGAATCAAATCCTGCGATGCTTCATCCTTACCGCCGAACAGGTAGAAATAGTTCGTTTTGCCTTTGTATGTGATCGTCAGATAGTTATCTGCTCGATGGTCTTTGCATTTGTACCCTCGTCCCTTGAGAATACGCTTCAGAGGCTGTAGAACGTTCCTGCGGAGTGCCCCAATGGTCTTGCCGGCCATACCTAAATTCTCGTCATTGAAAGTGTCCATAGCCCAAGCCACAAAGGAAAACGACATTACGACCGTTTTGCCTGCGCGAACTGAGCCATCACAAATAATGGCATCCCTATCCTTTACAGGAGAGCCGGGACGCCACCAAGTCAGGACCTTTAGCTGCTTAGTAGATAATGGTTTCCACTTGAACGAGGATGCTTTAGTTTTTTTCATCTATTTCATCACCCTTTACCTCCTTGTCGAAAATGTATATCGTATTCATTTCCAGTTCACATAATATAGATTATCGGGACCCACGATCTATGCATGAATGTGATAACAGCGCTGCTTTTGCAGTGTGTGGATAACTAACGTTTATACACCATTTATGCAAATCCAGTAACAGCGCGGTTTTTAACGATTGTCTTCGTTTATTTCCCAAGCCCTGATTGCATAAAACCTGCATAAAAATTACTCATCCTCGTCATCCCATATCTCTGGGATTTTACCGTCCAACGCCTCCATGAACCCATCATCACCTTGCTCGTCATCATCACCACGGAGTTGAGCAACTTCCAATCTTGCCTTCTCAAGCTTCAAGCGCTGCTCTTCGGTCATGAAGCCAATGTACTTTTCAAGTTTCTCCAGCGCCTTCATCTTGTCGTGTAGCTTGATGCTTACGCCGTCCTTGCCTTGTTTGACTTCGTTGATAAGTGTTCCGTCGACCTCTCCACTATCCTTGATAGCAACAAAATTCCGTTTGTAGGTCATCTGTTCGCCTGTCTTTGGATCGTTAATAGGCATGCCTTCTTCGGTGAACATAGGCACCTCTTGCTGCCCGAACTCCACATACTCAGTTATGTCAGCGAAAGCTATCTTCATGTACTCAACGATGATACGCTGAACGCCTACTCCGAGGTCATCAACCAAAGCATCTTTCTGTCGCTTGATCTCTGCCTGGATGTTAGGTTTTCTAAGGTTCTCCCATCCAATGACATGAGCTGTTTTCTTGCTGTAGCCGACAGCCATAGCAGCTCTGGTAGCGTTGAAGTCTCGAAGGTACTCCACGACAAAAAGCCTCTGCTTATCAGTCAGAGACCCATCTTCGTTATCGATTTCTGGTAGTGGATCGATATGTTCCTTTGCTTGTTTGGAACGTTCCGTATCTTTTGGAACGTTTGGAGCGTTACGTTCCGATTGATTGGAACGTTCCGTTGGTTTTGGGGAAGAATCGGGATTCTTTGGTGCAGATCTTGGAGCCTCTTTAAGGATCACCTTTCGGGGCGTGCTGCCCTCATATGGCCCTACAATACCTTTCTGCTCCATCATCTCAACTAGCCTTGCTGCACGGGAATAGCCAATTCTCAAGCGTCGTTGTAGGAGGCTGGCGGAGGCTGTCTGCGCTTCTACAACAATGCTGACAGCTTGATCATACAGCTCGTCTTCTTCTAACGCCATTTCGGGCATTTGAGTTTTACTGCTCGGTAACTCCCACTTGTCCTTATTCTTCCATCCTCGGACAGTGCCTTCCGAAATGTCGAGTTGATCCGCGATATCCTTCAGCTTGATTTCGCCATTAGCCTGCTTCCATATCTCGTAGGCTTTATCTCTGCTAGGATCTCTTGATCTTGCCACTACATAATCACCACCGCCCAATGTTATTCATTTTATTTAGTTCTGATTGAACATAGCTTGTAAGACCTCGGCTTTTCCGCACTCCAGTAAACCAATAGCCTCAGTCGTTTGCACATTGCTCCATCCTGTTTCTATCTCGTCATCTTTGGTTTTAGCGACAAAAATGACGCCTTTGATCTCACCCGATTCAATTGCTTGAAGGAGATTGGTTATCATGGCCTTGGGTGTTATCCTGCCTTCCTTCTTTGCCCTTAGCTCATCGATCTTCTCAATCATTTTTGCCACCACCATTTTTTGAGTTGTTTTGCAAAAGAAAAAGACTCCTAAGAGCCTCTTTTGATTTTTGAGTATTCTTTTTCAAGTTGATCGATATCTGATGATAGCTTTATAACACGTTCGTATAGGCTGTTTAAATAATATTTGTGTCGTTCTTTTCTTTCATCCTCATCGATATTATCAGCATGCAATAACAAGTGATCCCATTCACTTATGGTAACCAAAATATCTCTTAATGTCGCGTATACTTCATCACTTACCTGAGAACCTTTCTCCAATATTTCGTCTTTATTATTCAGCCAAATGCTTATTGCCCTACCAACGTCGTAAAAATTACCGTCTGCGTAAAATTTATTAGCTGATCGCCATGTTTGAAGTGAAATGTCTAGAACATCATCGCCTAATTTTTTCTTCTTGGGGTAAGACTTCATAAATTCTTGCTTGTGCTGATTATTCAGGGTTATTTTTACTCCTAGTAAGGTAATTGCTCCGCCGATAATTGATCCAGAAAAACCAACGAAAGCAACTACAAGGTCTTTTGCTTCTGCACCAGATACCATCATCATTTTAATTAACAGCCATGTGATTCCGATAAGAACTGGAATTAATAAAACTATTCCTATCAATTTCCCGCCTTTTGCCTTGTCCAAAAAAATCCCTCCCGTTTACATTTTGGATGTGGATGGAAGGGTTTGTCTATCCCCACTTTCTCCGGCAGGGGCCTCCGCCGCGATCCAATCCTTACACCTGCTGCGGTCACAGGTCAAAGGAGGTGGTGCAGATCATTTCCCCCTGCTTTACCGGAAAAATGACTCTGCACTCTTGGGGCAGGATTGGAGTAGTCGACATTAAGAAGTACCGAACGAGGAGCGAGGTGGACAGTACCTTTAACCTCGCGAATTAGTCCCCGTGCGCTGCTTCTTTTGTTTACGCTCCCACTTGCGCTTTTCTTTTTCTCGGTATGCCTGAACGCAATCCTCCCAGTCCACTAGAGCTCCGTCTTGAGTTGTTGGCATAGTGATCTTGACCAGAGTCATTCCCATTCGTTTCACCCCATACAAAAAGCCACCCGTTTCCGAGTGGCGATGTGTTCGACCGGATTAACTCCGATCCCTAATGCGATTGTAACACGCCTGATTTGAAGCCTGCTGAAAGTGTAAAAAGTGTCTGTTTTGTCTAAAGTGTCAACCTTTCACGCTGCTTCGTCACTGCCGTACATTAGCCACGCCATTTGAATGATGACTGACCTTTTAATATCGTAGTACCGCTGTCTGCTTACCCCAATCTGGCGGGCAATGAAATTGTTTTTCTCCCCGTCCATGATGGCGTCTAGGACAGTCTTTTCTTTTTCGTCAGTTATGCTCTCAGCTGCACGTTCAATGCGTTCTACGGCATCCTGTAGCTTCTCTAGGCGTTTCCACTTTCTTTCCCTTCTTACTACCTCAGCGTGTGTTTTATCGCCGTTCTTGCCCTTTCCCTTTGGCATGGAGGCATCAATCCCATACGCTCCGACTGTGCCTTCCCCTGCGTCTTCCAGGTATCCTTGCAGTCTATCTATTTCTCTTAACATGAAGTGGTAGTCTCTCAGCTCTTCTTCTGTTCGTTGCACCCATTCCATTGCCGGTTCCAGGTCCATGAAAGCAATCTGCCCATCGTGCTCCTTTAATCCTTGTTGGTTGACCATATGCTTGTCCCACTCCGGGCAGCATTCAATTTCACCGATGTGGAGGTTATGGACACTGCAGATTGCTTTTTGTCCCCAGCGTGTTGCAGGGCATTTCTCGCATACCTTTTCAATCAACATGCTTTTCTCTATAACTACGCTCATCTTCCGTTCCCCCTGTCCGGTTGCCCGTGGTATAATATGGTTGCCAAACACATATTCGGGCTCCCGGCTGGGGGCTTTTTCTTTTTTTCTCTTATGTTAAATAAGTCCCAACTCTTTCAGAATGTCGTGAGCTCGTTTTCCCTGGTCAGCCATTACTTTGGGTGCGCAACCGAGATGGGGTATGCTGTAATTATTCTGATCCGCGTACCAACGTAACGCTGCCTCTGCAGCCTGTGCTCGCTGAATCCAGCACGGCAGCGCTTCGCGGGCTTCCATAATAAAGGTGATATCTGCTTCTTCATAATGGGAATCGGGGTTCAGAACAATAACACCTTCCGATCTCCCCGGATGCTCTACATCTTTTCTCCAGATGACAAGTCCCTCTTCTTCATCTGCTTCGGGCTCCACTTCCCATGGTCCTGGAGTAGCTGCCTCGCACATTGCCAAGTCCACCATTGAATCACGCTTGTCCAACTCACGTCCTGCTTTCATCCCGTTCCCCTCCTATGTCGCCATGTCGCTCATGTGTTGAGCGCAGTCTTCGCATTCATATTTTTCATCCTCAAGCTTTAGGAGTCTCTTGCCATCGATAAACTTCCTGCACGCCACGCATTGCTTGCTGTCGTCATCTTCTTCAAACTGTCCGATATCTACCCCGATGCTTCCCAAGTAAACGCCACGGTCATGGTTCCAGCAGTTCTTGCACATCTTTTGTCTAGGAGCAAAGTCAAATATATGAGGGTGTACTAGCTTCCTTGCTATCTCACCGCACCAACCGCATTCCCCGCCGTTTTCGTACTCGGATTGAATTTTCTCCAGTTGCTCCGCTGTCAATTCTACGGTCCCGACTATATCCGCCTCTCCGATCTCTATCCGGTTTGGGAGGCCATCATAGGCCAGCTGGTACACTGGGTCCTCTTCATCTGCTCCCAGGTGGATATACAAGCGATCATTAACCCGCAAAAGGTTATAATTTGCCATCCCGTTCCCCCACTTTCGATTTTTCTGCCTGCTTCCGGTAAAACTCTGCGTTAACAAAGAACGTCACGTCCTTGAAGTCAAACATCCGTTCACACTGAGGGCAGCAAGGGAGCATTGTCCCTTTTTGATATGACCGTTCCAGCCGCTTGAAAATAATGGAGTGAGGCTTTTCTTTGATCCATTGTTGTCGCTGCTCGTTCAACATCCTGTGTTGATGATTTAAGTGTTCATAATGGCTCGCAAGGTTTAACATAGCCTCGAATGGATCAACGACCATTCCGCATTCGCATGTGATCTCACGATTGACTGTATCAACCGAATATTTCGGACGTTCACATACGCATTTACGAGGCTTGTTACGCTCTACTCGGAGAAAATCTAGTTGGATCAGCTTGTCCGATTCCATCCCGTTCCCCTCCCCAATTCCACAGTCCTTGCTGGCCTTTTGCTGGCACCGGATCGATCCGCTTTACATCCGTCATCTCCCAGGCATAACGACCCTCGGCAAAATACCCAAACGCGATTTCTGGCTTCCAGATAAACTTGACCTTAGTAAAGTCGTACTCACTATTTGGGCACCTTACAATGTGAATTCCGTTGTCTATCGTGTTATAGATCGTATAGCTACCTGTTAGCTGTGCTATCGCCACGACTGCCCCCGTTGGTAGGTTTTCCGCCGTGTATCCATGCTTAGCAAGCACGCTGCGGAAAGGCTCCTGCTGGCAAATCTCCTTGTCCACTTTCTTGGCTGCATGTATCGCAATTTCCCCGCGGTGGTTGGTCGGCCAGCCTCGTGTTTCGAATCGTTTTACTCCGAGGGCTATCAACGTCGCCCACGGCTGGTGTATGGTAATGGCTTTCAAATGTGTTCCCTCCCTAGGTACAAACGTAATGATATGTTAAGCACCTTTGCCTATCTTGGTCAGGTCTTTGGCAAACTTTTGAGCGTCCATTTCAACAGTCGCGGAACGCTGTATCCAAAACTTGCTTCGTTTCAAGAACTCACCCTTTAACCCGTAGACTGTTCCAACGTGGTAAACATAGTTGTTATTGTTGTCAGTCCCTTGAATCATCGTTTTAGCATGCACTTTGAATTGTTCGCGTAGCCTAATGACTAACTTGTCCCATTCCTTTTCAGCAAATGACGTTGTTTGATGCTTATACCAATGCATCGCCCCATAGTCCGTATTGTCGTCAGGATCAGATGTGCAAACCTCGCCATGCTCACGTTCGAGGTGTTGTTCATACGTCAGCAACACCTCTTCGATAATCTCAACACAATAAAAATATTCACGTTCGATTGGTCTGTAGAAATTCATATTTTCATCCCCCTGCTACTCTTCTTCGTCACACAAGGTATAGTGCTCGAAAAAATCATCTGCATCATCGAACTCTTCTAAGCATTTCGGGCAAATGTGCATCAGATTTCCCCTACTCCTTTACAAATCGATTGTTTTGATAAATTACTGATTGTAATCAAATCCGCAATGACCCAATTCTTTCAGCATTTCCTGAATGTTTTTCCGGGCATGAGCAAGCGCGTTTGCTCCACTTGTAGTTTTGACGTTTTGTGAATCTTCCAGCAGTTCTTTGTATTTCTTTTCAAGTTCTTCAATTGACCACATGTTTTTCACCATCCCATTTAACAAATCGTGTGATGTGTGCCCACTGGCACAAAACTTTTTAAAAAATCGTTTTTAGAAGTGTTGACTTTAACATACAACACCTGTATGATAAAGACATACAAAAAAAGCGCGGACATAACATCCAACAAGCCGGAAAAACCGGATGAGGTCAAAAGGAGCACTTTAAAATGAACATCCAATCCCTCCAAGAAATCGTTAAAGAAGGCGTTGTAATCAGCGAACAAAACGGTGTAATCTACGCAGACTTTGTTGAAGATAACGGCGACGAGTTTAGACTCACTCAATCCGCAAATATCGAAGACGTCCAAGATTATCTCAAAGACCACGGGTTGATCGCCGAATGATTCAGAATCGTACTTGTCGCGAGTGTAGCTGCTCTTTCGAGGGCGGCCCTCGCGCTTACTACTGCCTCGTCTGTCGAGCAGAAAGGCAAAGGAAGGCCAGTAGAGACTCCAAAGCTCGGTCAAGGAAAGGGCTTACCCGTAAACTCGGCAGCATCGACAAATGCGAGCGTTGCGGCAAAGACTACGAGATTGCTGGCCCACTACAACGCTTTTGCCCAGACTGTCAGCCCGTACACACTCTGGAGTATGACCGCGAAACCGCTCTGCGTTACTATCACGTACAAAAAGACCGGATAAACCCACCTCGCAAGATAAAAAGGCGGAAAACAAGCGATGTTTGTCTTTGGTGCGGTAACCGGTTCGATCCGGTGAATGGAAGGACCACTTGTTCCGATGACTGCAAAAGACTACTTCGTAATAAGCGAGTACGTGACTACTCTCAACGACTTAAAGAAGGCGGTGAACAAAGTGACAGACAATAAGGAGACCATTCCGCCGCTTGCTGGATACGCGGAAGCCGCTGAAATTCTTGAATGGGATAAACGTAAAATTGGTACATATATGAAACGTGCGGAAGAGAAAAATTGGCCGAATAGCATGTTCCCCGAACCTATCCAAAGGCTAGCAAGTGGTCCGATTTGGACAAGGAAACAAATCGAGGAATACCGGGACGCTCGTAAATGAGCGTCTTTTTTGACCTCTCAATTACCGTAGTGTTAAGTACCTGACTAAAATGCGAGTCCAGTTTGGATTTCACCCCAATTGATCAGTCTATGGTCTTTTGGGATATGCTTATACAAGTCGTGTTCGCTCACCGCGCTGACTTCTATCGCTTTAACTCTTCCAGTAGCTTGACAAGCATATTGAATCCAAAATCTTCTCATTCTGGTTGCCTCCCTAACTATTTTGTTAAACGCTGAATATTGTCGATACCATACTGCCAACCACTGACATCAGTTAATTGGTAACGATTATGAACATATTGGATATCAGCAACTACACCCTGATAGCCCGTTGATTTTACTTCCACTTTGTCTCCACGTTGGATTTTTTGGGCTGCTGCTTGCTCATTCGTCATCATCCTCCGATTCTGTAATAAGTCACCCGAGAACTTTTCGGGTATTAAGATTAATTACTAATAAATTTGTATAGTTCTCGCCATGCTTCATCTTCCGTTTCTGCGTCGACTAAAACCTTAACCTTTTCGCGATGAATGGGATTAAAGAGAAACCCACTATCATTCTTTTCCATTTTCCATAGTAATTTGAAATGATTTAGCATTTGAACACCTCGCTATTCACATTACACATTGTGATAAGTATTATGGATTCAAACTAACTGGCCACAAACTCTACATTCTTCATGATCTGGCTGCATGACCGCTTCTCCAGGAATATATGACCAAATTTCTTCTTTGATAGGATGGTGACATCTCATTTTGAACGCTTCGAATCTGGCTGCTCTTTGTTCTAATTTGTATTTGCACCTTGCACAACGTGTTTTCTCGAAGGTAAAAAGCTCCCCATCTTCTTCTACAACAGTGCGTTTCTGATAATAAACGTCACCCTTTTGGAATGAGCAAAAGCAGTTATCGCATATTCGTTTCAACCTTCTTATTGCAACCTTGCGCTTCACCTCATTTCCCCTCCATCCACATCGATTTTTAATCCACTTTTTCAAAGCTGACAGACTCTGAGTAATAACCGTTCGATGTCCCGTACCAACGAATCGTAATTCCGCCCTTCACAGTCGCAAACTTATAAAACGTCCAAGTAAAGCTTTCGTCCCATGTGTTCAGCGGCTCGCGCTCTTCGCTCACTTCCTCGGCTAGTAATAGCGGTGACCCGATTAAATTGTTTAAGTCGCCACAAATGTCCTCAATGTACACGGACTCGCAGCAGTCTTGGTAATGATGCATACGGTAAACCTCGCCGTCTTCTGTATAAAAGAGCAACTCATCTGCACTACTGTCGTCAACTTTCGTTAAGACCTTATCCTTCAACACACTAACATCAAGCATTAATGAGCAGCCCCTTTCTTATCTCCCTGAGCATTTTGTTAAGCATCAAACACAATCAACTGCCCCTTATTGGGTGCATAATAGGACTCTCTTTCAATGCCATTCACATCGTCTTTATATGCCTGCTGCAATACCGATGAAATGA